ACGTCAACGTCCGTGCCGCCAACCTTGACGATCATGCGTACTCCATAAAACAGAGATGGCGGGCAAGGCTCATGCCTCACCCGCCATCCACTGTGTCGAGACTGTCAAGCGATCAGCCGGAATACTTCGCGAGGGCACCCTTGGCGGAAGCCGACTCGGGGCCGATCTCGCCCTTGCCGAGCCGCCCGACGATCGTCGTGGCGAGCGAGGTAGCGGGGGTCGCGTCGACCTTCAGATACCGACCCTTGCCACGCAGATCGACATCGAGCCGCACCACGCTGGGCTGCGCCGTCACAGCCACGCTCGCAGCGGGAACCGCCACGGTGTAGACCGAGGAGCCCGCCGTGTTGGTGTCGCCCTGCGAGAGCGTCAGCACGTTCAGGATCGACGCCGAGGTGTTCGCCGGGGTCGCCGAGACCGCCACGACCACATCGACCGACGCATAATCGTAGCCGAGGGTGTCGATGGTCAGCGTCGCCGTACCGGCCGCACTCGTGACCGTCGTGCCAACGACCGTCTTCGTAGCTTCGAGGTGATTCACTGGTCAGATTCTCCTAGGAAGGGGTCAGAGGTCACGAGGCGAACTTGAGGGCGACGATCGGGCCAGCCTTGCTGGTGTCACCGAGGTCGTGAGCGACCATCGCGACGCGAGCGGTCGCGAAGGTCAGAAGCTGGTCAAACTCGATGAACCGGCTGGAGTCGGTTTTGACGCTGATCTCACGCCGGGTGCCCATCGTGCAAGCCTGCGAGAGATCGCCAAACAGGCAGGCGATCGCATTGCCGGTGCCGGTCAGGCGGCTTTCAAGGGGGTGTACCGTAACCACGGGATAGCCCAGAAAGCTCGTTCCCGCACCGCCAGCCACGTCGGCCTGATTGTTGCCGCCGGCTGCCATCATCAGCCGGAGCATCGAGGAACCGTAGCCCGCAGCGGAGATGTAGAACTTGGCATTCCTGCGGCTGTAGACAGGCAGCTTCGCGATGAGGTTCGTGAAGTCGAGCAGGTCGAGCGTGCCGAAGGTGTTGTTGCCTGTGTCAGCCGTCACGACGCTCGCGGAGTGCGTGCCGTCGTTGATGGCGACCGCGACACCCGTCGTGCCGTGGTAGACCGACCCGCTGCCGGTGCCGATGAAGCCGGCGTTGTCGAAGGCTTCGGCGTAAGCCTGGGCCACCTCGACCGCCATCGCATCGGCAAGGTTGATGACCGAGTCCTCGATCAGCGACATCGGCACGCGGTTGTCGACGCCCCAGAGCTTGGCGACGAGCTGCACGTTGTCGAACGTCACATCGCTGGTGGTGGGAGCCGCGTTCTCGCCGATCGGGCGAGCCGACAGACCTCCGGTGCGACGGGCGATCAGCAGCGTGTCGCTGTTCATCGCCACGTTGCGGGCGTTCGCCGGGAACGCACCGAACTCCTCCACGAGCCGGATGATCTCGCTGGAGAGCTCGTCATTGGTCAGAACACCGCCGAGCGAGTTGATACCGCCAGCCTGGGCACGGCTCTCGACGCCGTGATCCATGCACCACCGCCGGGCCTCGTCATCGTTGAACAGGCCAGCACGAATCGCCATGCCAGCACGGTAGGCACGCTCCTCGGAGCGAAAGCCACGCAGGGGACGCGACGCCTTCGGCATGGCAAACACAGTTCGCTTCTCCACGGGATTGTCCTCGGTGGTGGCTTCGATCTTCTTGGCGGGAGCGGCACGCTCCAGAACGCTGCGGAGTTCCAACTCCTTGGACTGCACCCGCTGCAGGAACTCGATCCGCTCGCGGAGCTTGTCGGCCTTGGCTTCGAGCGAACGCAGGGAAGCCTCCTGCTCCTCGGTCATGGGAGCGGCTTCCTCGCCCTCGGGGGCGTCCTCGGTCATCGCTTCCATCTCGGCGACGACGGCGGTCAGTTCGTCCAGCAGAGCCTTGAGCTTCTCGACAGCCACGGGCGTGTCTCCTGTGTTCGGGAAGCGACGGTCTCTTGCCGTCGCCTACATCGAACCTAGAAGCCCACGCTGCGAACCACGCAGTTAGGCATTGCCGGGAGTAAAGAACTTAACACGGCGAATCTCAGCCGCGTGGATGACTTGCTTGTCGGTGCAGCCGCACCGCGTGCATCTTAGGTAGCGAGTCTGGTACTCGCCGCTGCGCACGCTCGACGCGACGGCCAGGCGGCCGGCGCGGCACTTGGAACACGAGTCACCACTAGCGGCCATGCTGCCTCAGAACGTCGCGGTAGAACGAAGTCCGAGCCGCCAGGTGCTTGCGGGCTTCCTCGTGCCGCCGCTGCTCTTGCCGGAACGAGTCATACGAACGCTGGGCCACCTTCACATCGGCGTCGGGATACGCCGGAAACGTGACCGGGCCAACGTCCAGCAGCGAGTCGATCGCCGTGATCGTGCGAACGCTGCGGCCGTTTTCCTGGCTCCACGACTCGCCGCCGCTCGGCACGGTGAACGAGAACGACGAACCCTTGACGATGCCCGCCCGAATGTTGCTAGCGATGTCGCGTCCGTAGGTCGTGTCGGGCACCGGGAACTCGTATCGCAGCCCGATCTCGTCCACGCTCATCGACAGCGTGCCGGGGTAGCGGGCGAGCGGGTAGTTCGGGTCGTGGTTCCACAGCGCCCGCGTCTCCAGCGGCTTCTTGCGGCCGCGCCGCTCGGCGACGATGGCGAACGCGCCGGGATCAAGACGCTCGACAAAGTCGCCGAGATCGAGCGACAAGACGCCGAACTTGGCGGCGTAGCCGACAACGTACTCACGCTCGGCACCGTCTTCGCTGCGGCTCTCGACCGCGAGCAGTGGCACCGCCGACTCGATCTCGTCAATCGCCAAGGAACGCCGTTCGATGTTGCCCATGATGCTCCTGCCCTCGTTGTCTGCGGCTTCAATCTGCCGCGTCAGTTTGTTCGCCCACGCCTGGCCGGGGTCGCCGCCCCAGAGCGCCCAGGCAATCCGCCCCGCACTCGGGAAGCCGTCTTGATCGGGGCTCCACCCTTCGCCTTGCTTGTCCACCTCGTGCCGGGCGAAGTAGCTCGCCATCCGCTTCGCCGTCTCGGGGCTGATGTTCGTGCCGTTCGACAGGTCTCTCGCTCGGGCAACGCCGACTGCCGTGCCGCCTCGGCCGTACTCGCCGCGCCATGCCAGCCCCTTTGCTGCCTCCTCTCGCACGCCCGCCGGGGGCGTGAAGTCGATGTGGTCATACCTCGCCATCGGTCTTCTTCCTGCGGCTCCGCTTCTTCGGCGCCGGTGCCGGTTCGTCCGTGATCGTCTGCGGGCTGTCATCGACCCACACGTCCACGTCGATGCCAGCCGCCTGGGCCGCGTCAGCCTTGAGCGTGTCGCCACCCACAAGCAACACTTGGGAGAACGCATCGGCGTACTCGCCCAGCGTGTCGGTCACGACCTGGCGGTCTTCCTCGGGGCGGCGCGAAATCATCACGACCGTGTTTCCGTCCGACGCCGACTTGCGGGCGAACTCGCCCCACAATGCCGGGTCGGCCGCGAACGTGCGGTCGAAGTCGATGCTGATGGTCAAGGCACGAGCCTCGGGCAGCGAGCGGCCCAACGGTTCCACTGGCGGGGCCGCCTCGGGCACGGCACTCGGTACCGGCGATTCAGGTACGCCCGCGAGAATGGCGTCGATCTGCTCGGGACGCATGGACGGGAAGGCTGCCGCGACCGCTGCAGCGGCACCGCTCTTAGTGAAGACGCCTGTGCTGACAGCCTGCAGGATCGCGAGCAGCCCCGTGATTTGGGCACCGTTGAGCGAGACGTCGGCCACCTGCGGCTCGGCGTCGGCAGCCGGTTCCGGCGAGGGAGCCGTGGCATCGACCACCGGCTCCTCGACCACCGCCGCCGGGATCGGCTCGGGAACCGCAGCCGCCTTGTCCAGCGTGGTCATGTTGAGTTGCACGAACCGCACGTCACCGCCATCGACGGGATTCATGTTCTCCCACGAGCGAAGCTCGTTTACGCTCACCACGCCCATATTCCAGAGCGATTGGTAGAACGACGCACGGCCAGCGGCATCAGCCCGCAGCACGCCACGCGTGTCGAACTCCGCGAAGTATTCGTCATCGCCATCGAGCAAGTCGCGAGTGACCGCAGACTCAATGCGGCGCAGCCACGGCGACAGACCATTCGTCAGGAAATCGAGCGACTGCTGTTCGATGTTTGAGAACGACGAACGCGAGAGGTCGCCCACGAGATGCGGCGGCACGCCGTAGATGCGGCAGATTTCCTCCACCTGGAATCGCCGGGCCTCAAGAAACTGCGACTCCTGGTTATTGCCGCCCAGTTCGTTGACCTTGAGCCCGCCCTGCAACACGGCGGCACGGTGCGCCCGCTGCGGCCCGCCGCCGTGGACACGCTCCCACTGGTTCCGCGTGCTTTCGGCAGCCTCAGGCGACAGCACTTGATCGGTAGTCAGGATCACGCCCGGCCGGGCACCGTTGCCAAAGAACGTCGCCCCGTGGATTTCGCACGCCCGCGCCAGCCCGATGGCGTCGCGAGACAATTCGATCATCGACATCCCGTTCACGCCGTCATCGCTCATGCCACGCACGACGAGAATCGCATCCTGGGCGTAGGTCGTCGTGCCGCCAGAATCCTCGCGGTACTTGTAGCGAAGCCGCCCGTTCTCAATCCGCTCGGGCTTCATCCGCGACGGATGCAACGGCACGAGTTCGCTGAGTTGACCGCTGGTATAGACCTTCTCGCTATACGCTTCACTGTGCGACAGCAGGTGCAGCATGAGTTGCTCACGCCACTCAAAGCTCGTCTGCCACGAGTTCGGCTGCGAATGGAGAAGCCGATACAGCGGATGCTCGCGGGCAACCTCCTTGCCACCACCAGCCAGCCGCCGATACAGGTGCAGCGGCAGCCCGGCGACCGACGTAGACAGCACGCGGATGCACGCCAGCACCACGGTCGAACGCAACGCCGTCTCGGCGTCCACCTTCACCCCAGACGGATTGCGACCGCCGCCGCCGTAGCCGCCCGACTCGTAGTCGAAGTGCCGGGCGTCACTTTCAGGCAGCCACAGAATGCGGTTGT